CGCCGTTGTTTTCGGACTTAGCGTTTACGATGCGGTAGTTCCAATAGAAATCAAACTCTTGTTCGTTGGTAGCACTCAAGCCACCATCAAGGTCAATATCCAAATTTTCTTCGTCGTTCATTCGTCTTCTCCTTGGTTTAGGTATATGGTTATCAGGTAACCGATGTTTGCACCAGCCCACACAAGGCCAGCATTAAACAGCCACCCACCCTCACCCCAACAGGTAAATAGGAAAACGACTGCAAGCACGGCTATGCCCATGTCGGCAAGCACCTCTGATTTAGTTGTTTCGTATCTCATGGTTATCTCCGTAGTAAGTAAGTGATGGTGTAGCCCAACGCCTCAATGCGCTTTAGAACGCGCACAGTCAGGGTCGTTGTTCCTGCAATGGATGCGAACTGCATCGCGCTATCGCATATGGGGTAGACCTTCTCCGTCCCATATACGTCCCGCATTTGGACTGTGATTTCCTTAGTTGATGTCATAGTTAGTACTCCATGTGAACGTGAACACTTAATTTAATCGCGGCAAAGGGAAACTTCGGTGAGTGCGTACACTACCTTGTCGCCCATGTATGCCTCGGCTTGCTTGCACAACCACATTTCGTAGTCAGCAGTTGTCTTGTCGGTATAGGCGTTGCAGGGTACGCCGTTACATGTAAGCACGTAGATTACCGATTGGTCGGCTAACTGTGCGTCCATTTGCTCAATATGTAGTTGCTTCATAACACCCATGATGTTCTCCTAATGGTAAATAAAATAATGGAAAGGGCTGAACGGGGTGCTTAGACCCCGTAGTCAATAAAGAATAAATTAGATGACGTTGTAGCCAGTGCAGAAGTCCCAGAGGGATACCTCGTTGTCTGGCTCGTGGATGGTCAATGCGGCAAACTCATCGTCGATGTCGTGAAACTCGTCGAAGTCGTAAGCACGGTCTAAGAACTCAAGGTTCTGTGTGTGATACGTGTCGGTGCGGTACTCGACCTGCATATAGGACACCACGTCGCCATGGGATGCTACATTGGATGACGCACTGCGTTGCACCACGGGCCGGAATGCCTTACGGGTAGAGCGTGGCATCTTGGCAAGCCAAGCCGTAGCATCCGCTTGCTGCGCGGGGGACATAGATAAAAACGATAGCATGTGAACTCCTTTCGGGGGGATTGAACTCCACGTGATACGTGGAGAGTTATTTAGGGCAGAACGTAGACTACGCCCCTTCCTAAGCTCCATTATAAGCGAAAAACACTCTTATGTCAAGTCTATATTTACATTAGTTAGGGCTGAAAGAGGGTGGAAATAGTTTGTTCTACTTGTTCTAATGTTCTACTTTTTGACTTTTACTTATAGAACGTGTTTTTTAAAAAAGGTGCTTTGTAAGTTGTTGATTTATAACGCTTTTTTTACTAAATTAATTATTAAATATATAAGGTGTTCTGATGTTCTACGATTTTGAGAGGGTATGCCCCTATTTTCGATGTTTTTTTACGTTGGGTTTTGTGTTTGCTGCTAAAAGGTCTCAACGAGAAAAACGTGCAAAAAACAGCACCCTACCTAAAAAACGTAGAACATTAGAACAAAACCACGTAAGTTGTTGATTCATAAGGCGAATTCTGTTCTACGGGGTGTCTAAACTCAGAACAAAAAAGGGGCAAAACAGAACGAAAAGTAGAACAAAACGCACTTTTCTATCATTTAATCTTTGCGTAACTGAAGTTTGGCAATATTTGACCTATCATTTAATCTTTGCGTAACTGACGCAGCCAATATTTTGTCCTTTCATTTAATCTTTGCGTAAATGATACATCCCACGTGTACGTGGAGTCTTAAATAAGACCCGTGATTTAATCTTTGCGTAACTCACACGGCATAACACGCTCACTCACGCGCGCGCACTAAAATAACTGGTTTCAAATTCGAGGGCACAAAAAAACCCTGCTAGGCTTTCACCTAGCAGGGTTTACCCTAACAAGCCTACTTGTTGTAGCTTGTCCAGAAAGCCTTCACAGCCACAGCGAACTTAGCGGGTTCAGCCGTTGTGTCGCCCTTTCCGTTCTTCACTTTTACAGACTTAGCCATTGCATCAAACACTTTCTGCATGGATACAGTGAAGTCCAGCGTCTCGCGTGTTTTTGAACCCTTGGCATTCAGTAGCTTGCCTGCGGCGCGTTTTAAGTCGCCCAGTCTGTTAGAACAGTAATCCTGCACTTGTCCCCGAACTCTAGCTACTAGGGCGTGTTTTTCAGGCTCCACGTTCTTTAGTTTCCCGAAGTCCTGCGAAGTCATAGAGTATGCGAAGTCTAGCCCTACGCTAATCTTCTCTACAGACTTGTTTGCCTGATGTTCGGGCGTAGCCTTCACATAGTGCCCGTTTATCACGGCGTAGACTTCAGCTGGATGGTTCTCATTCCAGCGTTTCTGATAACCCGTGTAGAGGGATATCTTAGCTTCAGGGCTGATATCAGCAGGGAAGCCTACTATGTGCTCAATAGCGAATTGAGCCTGTTCCGTCAGCGAATCTGACGTCTTTGCTTGGGCGTATCCCAAGTCTTCTAGCGACTTGTAAGTAGTCATACTGTTTCTCCAAAAAGAGATTGAAAAATTGTCGGGCAGAATCGCTTCGACAATTAGATAATGACACAATGATACCTATATGTAAAGTTCCACGTGTGGATGGAGCGTTATCTAGCCCACTCGCCCGCACACGCGCGCACTAAAATAACTGGCATCAAATAGCTGGGCGCAAAAAAACCCGCAAGGCCTTGCGACCTTGCGGGTTTACCCTTACTTACTTGGCATTGTAAGTATTCCAGAATGCATCTATTGCCATTCTGAATTTCAACTGATTAGCAGTTGTATCCCCTTTGCCTTGTTTAACCTTTACCGATTTTTCAAGGGCATCAAATGCAGTTTTTACTGATACAGTAAAATCTATTGTTGTCCGAGTTTTTCCATTCTTACCATTTACCAATTTATTGGCGGCACGTTTTAAATCCCCAAGCTTGTTGGAGCAATAGGTTTGTACATCACCACGCACCTTTGCAATTACCGCGTGTTTTTCAGGTTCAGTATTTTTTAATTTACCGAAATCCTGACTAGTCAACGAATAGGCAAAATCAAAACCAACTGCAATTTTTTCTACTGCTTTATTTTCGATATGCTCAGGTGATGCCTTGACGTAATGCCCATTAATTACCGCATACATCACGGGAGGGTTATTTTCCGAAAAACGCTTTTGATAACCCGTATACAATTCGGCTTTTCCCTCAAGGGTAATATCATCGGGAAAACCCGTTATATTCTCCAAGGCCCATTTTGCTTGGGTACTCAAAGTATCAGACGTCAAAGCTTGTTTATAGCCAAGGTCCGCAATGCTTGTGAATGACAGGGTTTCGCCTGTCTGAGTAGTTACGGCAGGTTTTGCCATAGTGGTATCTCCAAAGGGATTAAAAAATCGTCAGCACAAAATCATGCTGACAAATACATATTACCGAATCGGGCCTCTTATGTACAGTTTCACGTGTGGATAGGACGCTATTTAGGCCACGCACGCATGGCACGCCCGACCAAAAATAACTGGTATCAAAACGTAGGCGCAAAAAAAACGGGGCCGAAGCCCCGTTTTCTGTCAGTGCGTATCAATCACACTGTATCGCATATTCCTTAATTATTTCGGCTTTTTCATTGACTACTACCTTTCTACACGTCTTACTATTAGAGTCAACATAGACGTCTAAATGTACATAGACGTTATTATCAAACCTATAAGAAAAAGTCCGGTTTAGTGCGTTAGGATACTCGGAGACATCCTGTTTTGTTACGTTGCCCCAGTTTTCTAGTGCCCATAAACGCGCGGCTACTTCATCGCACTTAAACCCTTCAACACCATACATGTATAACCGCACACTAATACGGTCGTTGTATGCGTTGTAATCTAACGCAACACTATTGTTTTTAGTATCGTCAAACCCAATTAGTTTGAGTAGTGGAGTAAGTGTACGCTTTGCGCGTTTGATGGCGTCGCGCTCTTCTCGTGCGCGTCGTGCGCGTGATAGCATATCCTTTGCGTGAGCTTCGAATATAGCGGAAACGGCTTTTGATGTAGCCATGATAGTGTCCTTTCAAGACGGTTTTATATGCACTACAACCATTGCAGTGCATGAATACATAATGACATAACATGGGCTATAAGTAAAGTTTATTGTGTGAGTAGTGCGTTTTTCGGCTTGCGCGCATGGCTCGCCCGACCAAAAATAACTGGTATCTATGGGCCAAAAGAAAGGGGCCGAAGCCCCAATCTTTACTCTCCTTTATAATAGGAGATTGAATCCCAGCCCCCATTGCCCCACCGAATCGTCTCGATGGCTAGCCTTGGTATGGTCTTGTCCACGTTGTGGACAATCTTTTGGTCACCTGCATAGGTGCAGGCGTCGGCATTTGCAAGCTTTGTAAGCTTGCCTTTCTTACTGACACTGTAGAGTGCCTGAGAAAAGTTAAACCCGCCCGAAATCGTATCCGGGGCTTCTGTCATGGGACGATATGTGATCATTTTATTCTCCTAAGTTAGTGGGGCAGCTTGCGCTGCCCCGGTTGATTACCAGCGACCCCGTGCCGCTAGCAGTTTGGTACGCTTACCAATGATGACTGTCACGTCATCGTGCGGGTATTGCCGCACCCAATCCATCGCCTCACCGAATGTCTTAGCATAGTGTGCCGTCTTCCATTCGGGTTGCGGGTTGCCTTCCCATAGCACGCCCACGCGGTAGTAGGCTATCCATATCCATGCGTCCTTGAGTAGGGTGAGGGCTTTGTTCGTGAGTGATATTGCTTTAAGCATATATGTCCTTTCAATCTGCCTTGCACTATTGCTTGGCATTGAATACATATTGCCATAACATGGGCTATATGTCTAGTTTGGCGTGTGGATGGCCTGACCCCACCCCCCAAGACGGCTCGCGGGTCCCATCGCGCCCCCTATACCCTTGAACATACACAAATAACACCTCACCTTTCCAAAACACCCCCCACCCCAAAAACAAAACCCCATGTAAAAAAATTTTTTACAAAAAATTCTGAAAACTGCTATATACTGGCCCCATGACATCTCCGCTAGTGCCAACTATCGAGGAGAACATTCCTCTACCTGATAATGCTAAAGACGCATTTCCAGAGCTATCCCCTGCTCAGGAGTTAGAGATGCGCGCCAATGTAATTAAGTTAATGTCTGACTTAACAGGCGACCCCCTTGCCCCAACACAGGACAATGCGGATCAGGCAAAGCAGATAGCCAAGGACATGATTAACGATCCTAGGCATAGACCCAATTTTGCTCAGTACCCCAATGAAACCCTTGCTTATCTAGCAGGCATGGTTGCCCAGATGAACATATCTATAGTCGATGAGCTATCCGACTTAAAGATGTATGTAGTAAATAAGCTGGTGATGGAGGTAGAAAACGCCAAAGACCCCAAGGCACGCATTGCTGCCCTAGGAAAACTAGGTGAAGTAGATGGGGTAGACGCATTTAAGAAGCGTACTGAGGTCACTCACAAGGTACAAACCCTTGAGGAAGTTGAGAAAGAGCTTCTTGAGACCCTAGGAATACTAGAAGACAAAGCTATAGACGTAGAAGCTAGGGAAATAGTCAGGCTAGAGGCTCAAAATAGTGAGTGAAGTCCTCAAATTAACCCCAGAACAGCTATTTAAGCTGCGCCATGCTGTCCCTGCAATGCCAGAGAAGCAGAAAAGACGGGTTCTTGAGCTATTAAAGGCCTATGACACCCAAATAACCCAGAATTTGGGCAAGGAGAGTTTTCTTGACTTCGTTAAACACGTCTACCCCGGATATAAGGTGGGACCTCATCATCTCAAACTGGCTCAAATATTTGAAGACATTGCCGCCGGGAAGAAAAAAAGGGTAATTGTTAACATCGCCCCCCGCCACGGTAAGTCAGAACTCATCTCATACCTTGCACCTGCATGGTTTCTAGGTAAATACCCCCAAAAGAAGATCATTATGTCGTCCCACACAGCCGATTTGGCTGTGAACTTTGGTCGGCGCGTGCGAAATTTGGTTGGTTCAGAGAACTATAGGGACATATTTCCGCAGATAGAACTGCAAGCAGACAGTAAATCTGCCTCACGATGGGGGACAAACTTCAATGGAGAATACTTTGCTATCGGTGTGGGTGGCGCTCTTGCTGGGCGCGGTGCTGATCTTTTTATTATTGATGATCCTCATTCTGAGCAAGAAGCTAAAACTGGAAGACCCGATGTCTTTCTTCCTGCTTGGGAATGGTTTCAGTCTGGTCCTCTCCAGCGCCTTATGCCGGGAGGCGCGATTATTGTTGTGATGACCCGCTGGAGTAAACTAGACTTGACAGGTCAGATTGTCACCCAGATGGGACGAGATGAGGGTGTTGACCAATGGGAAGTGATTGAGTTCCCTGCTATTACGGATGACGGAGAGGCACTTTGGCCTGAGTTCTGGCCTGTAGAAGAGCTGCTTGCCAAGAAGGCTGGACTGGACGTGCGTTACTGGAATGCACAGTATATGCAGAACCCTGTATCAGAGGAAGGCGCGTTAATTAAGCGGGAATGGTGGAAAATTTGGGACAAAGAAACTCCTCCTGTCTGCGAATTTACTATTATGAGCCTAGATGCGGCACAGGAAGCCAATAACCGGGCAGACTACAACGCATTAACTACTTGGGGCGTGTTTTTTAACGATGAAACTAATAACTTTGCCATTATCTTACTTAATGCCATTAAGAAGCGGATGGAGTATCCAGAGCTTAAGAAGTTAGTATTAGAAGAGTATAAAGAGTGGCAACCAGATGCGTTCATGGTCGAGAAGAAGTCCAACGGCTCGGCTTTGTACCAAGAATTTAGACGGATGGGCGTGCCTGTGGGGGAGTTTACCCCCGGCAAAGGACAAGATAAAATTGCGCGGGTCAACGCGGTTAGTGACTTGTTTGCATCTGGGATAGTATGGGCTCCAGAGCGCAGGTGGGCCAAGGAGGTTATTGAGGAGTGCAACGACTTTCCTAGCGGCGCAAACGATGACTTGGTAGACTCGACTACCTTAGCATTATTAAGGTTTAGGCAAGGTGGGTTTTTACGTCTCCCTTCGGATGAACCGGAGGATGATTTCATGTACAAGTTCCGCAAAAAAGCGGCGTACTACTAAGGATGAATAATGGCTACTAATATGGACAGAGCGTTATACGCTGCGCCCCAAGGACTTGATCAGATTGATAATGATGAGGAAGAGCCGTTACAGATCATCATTGAAGACCCAGAGGCAGTAGATATCTCAGGTCCGGGTATTGATATACACATGGAGAAGGCTGAAGAAGACGAGGAAGAGTTCAATAAAAACTTAGCTGAGGACATGAGTGAGGGTGACCTAACTCAGTTGGCTGGGGACCTCATTGAGGACTATGAAACAGATATCTCTAGTCGCAAGGACTGGATACAAACATACGTTGATGGCCTACAGTTACTAGGTCTAAAACTAGAAGAACGCATGGAGCCGTGGCCCGGTGCTTGTGGCGTCTACCATCCCTTACTGGCTGAGGCTGTGGTCAAGTTCCAAGCTGAGACCATGATGTCTACCTTCCCCGCTGCGGGACCTGTTAAGACACAGATTATCGGTAAAGAAACTACGGAGAAAAAAGAAGCTGCTGAGCGAGTTCAGAATGACATGAACTATCAGCTAACTGATGTGATGGTGGAGTTCAGGCCTGAGCATGAGCGCATGCTCTGGGGCTTGGGGCTGGCGGGCAATGCCTTTAAGAAGGTGTACTTTGACCCTAGCCTAGACCGGCAGGTGTCTATGTTTGTGCCTGCTGAGGATGTGGTCGTGCCATACGGCGCTTCAAGCATTGAGTCCTCAGAGCGGGTTACGCACGTGATGCGTAAGAGTAAGAACGACCTACGCCGCCTACAGCATGATGGGTTCTACAGAGATGTGGACCTAGGTGACCCCATCAACACAATGGACGA